AAGGCGGGGCCAATATCACAAGTAACGTCATATTTACCTTTTCTCAAGTCGTTAAGTGGAACCATCTTATTAGTTTCACGGTCAAGAACCTGGTCATTAATATCCTCCATCTTACTTGTGCCATCTTCACCCAATATCCTTACGGTTCGTTTAGTGTCGTAAACTTTAGGAATAGCATTGATTAAAATGCGTGCAGTATGACAAATAGCAATCTCTTGAGATGAGAAGTATTTAATAGATGAGGTATCACCTTTATTCTGCTGTAACTCAATAGCGTAACCTGATTGGTTAGGTGCATCACCTTTATTCGCGGCAAATATACCTGAACCCTCTATAATGTTATTTGCCATATTAGCTGAGGCAGCTTGTAGACCTGGATTAACTTGTGCGCCACCTTGCCAGAAGGGAGGTAATTGGCCTTCTATGTGGGTGTAAGTTTGAAGCCCGTTAGCATTTGTATTGATTGTTTCTAAGGTACTCAGATCTGCTTGTGCTTGCTCCCTTGTCATCCAGTACTTGCCGCGCGGAGATAGAGCAACTTCTTCTAACTCACGACTTTGTAGGAAATTTAAAGATCTCTGTGGGTCTTTTAACTTATTAATTGCACCACGATAAACAACTTTATTCTCTGAAATATCAAAGTTGCCGTAGGTAGGGATGACAGGGATATAGTCAAATACGGTCTTTTGTTCATCGCCCAGCCATTCATTACCATCAAATAGACGAGTCATTACTTCATGAGATTTTTTCTTTCGTCTACGAGTCTCTGTAATACCTTCGGCTTTTAACTCTTCAACAACACTCTCAAACTTATCATCGACTTCATAAACAGCGTTATTACTCATTAAGACTAATTCTTTCGTTACGGGCTTCTTATATAGGAACTCACCAACGGTTATAAGGTTCGGTTTATGTGAATAGACTTGTTCTGATTTAGCATCGCCTACCGATTGGCCTGAACCTTCTGGGAATTTCTTCTCGTATTCTTCTTTAGTTAAAGCTTGTAGGACAAAGGCATAATTAGCATCAGACATATCCTGCATCTCTGCGCCTGGGTCGAACCATACTCTATCAACTGCATTCGCTATTTTACGGATGAATAAATCTTGTTCAAATGAATCTGTATCAGCCCAATCCTGAGCAACACGCCAAGCATCAAAGCCAGCCATAACCATTTTACGGCCTGATGAGTTAAAGACGTGAGAAGCGTTTGACATAGATTGAATATTACGAATCATGCCGTCGAAGAGTTTAGCGAGGTCTTGAGAAGCTTCACCACCGGCGGGGCGGACTTTAATACCAAAGTCAGCCTGTTCCATTTCTCCTGCTATTGAATCTACCACAGGGTTGCACTTATCGAATGTATAGCGGGGTCTGCCTGGCATCTTAGCAATAACGCTAGGCTCCCATTGTCCGTCTTCTTTTTGTAGAAAGTGAGTATCTTCTCTGACTTTTTCTCGATTATCGTATTCAGCCTCTTGTGCATCAGATAGAAGCTGGTTTACATATTGAATATCGGAGAAATCAGACATAAGGGAATCCTAATAGGTTATAGGGGATAGTTTAATTCAATATGTTAGTAATTGCCAATATTAGAATATTAGTTCCATATGGAGTCGAAATTAAGCTCTACATGCTTAACTTTTACCACTGGCTCTGTGAATGTGAGGGCTGCAGCATCACCATAATCAGGACTAAATCCATATTCTGACTTAATCCTGTCTTTTGATAATAAAACCTTCCTATCATTGGAATCTCTGACATATGGAGAGGCTGTTAAATCGGCCTGCATTTCATCATCATCGGGTATGTCTGCAGGTAAATTCTCATCAACTAACCATAGTGCCATTTCTCCCCACATTTCATTACGTTTATTCTTGTATCTCTCTGGATTAAGTGGGGTTGATCCAAAGTGTACTGATTTAACTCTGTCTTTATAGCCAAGCTCATGCAATCTATCGACCAAATCAGCTCCAGCCCCATAGTCAATAAACATCATATCAGGTTCTTTTTCTGCGATAGGGTCAACTGTATCAAGTATTTTTTTACATATAGCAACATTCTTACCTAATGCGTTACATTGCTCGCCAATATAAGCTTCCATTCCGTACATTTTACGGCCTTGTCTTCTTATTATTGCAAATCTATCCCCTCCTCTTGACGGGTCAACACCAACAACTAGCGCGCCGTTACCGTTCTCATTTGCCTTTCTTGCTTTTATACATTGTTCTGCGGTAATCAAGCCATCACCACCAGATACCTGGAAGGCTTCTGCAGCATTCATGGGGTATTCTTGCCTAAATGCCCTTAACCCATCAACGCCATCAGTAGTTAATTCTACTATCTTCCTTCTTCTCCAGAATACTTGCTCATTTGTTAAATTATACTGAGAAGCAAGCTTTTCCTCTTCTGGATCAAGCTTAAAATCATCTGGGATAGGCTTTTGATATTCAGTCTGCCAAAACCACGGAACAAATATTGGCATAAAATCAGAAAGCTTCTTCTCTGCTAGCTTCCACTGCTTATGAAAGAAGTTACCAACGCCATTAGCTGTACTTTCCCATATAATCTCTGTTCCTTCTGCATCTGGAACCGCTTGCATAACGCCCTTGGTATGTTCGCTAGCATTAACCCAGAAAGCCACCTCGGAGCCATGGAAGTATTGTATCGTCTGTCCACGCCCTACCGCCTTGTTGCCTGCAGTACCAATCTTATAACCTGAATCTAGTTTGTCGAAATGAAGCTCTTTTGCATTCGCTGCGCCGGTTGTTGGCTTTACAAATACAGGGAGGTTTTCATAATAGCGTTCTGTCATCTCAAACAAGGCGTTTGTTGACTCGCCATCATGCGTAAGAATAAATGCTCTTACGCCCTTGTTGTGTGTAGTCTTCCAGATAAACCGGCCTTCAACATAAGTAGAAGCGCCTTGCTGTCTTCCTTTGAGGAGAATGACACGAACACGGCCAGTTTTATCTATTTGCTCTTGGATTTTATTATGAATGTATTCTTGTGCGCTATTCAGAATGAACGGCTGCAGACCTTTATCTTTTGTTCTTATCTTTAGGCAGTTTCTAGCATAGAAAGGGAAATCCTCCATTAACTGCAGTCTTTTATCTGTCACTAGCTTAAGCCATCAAGCCATTCTTCGTGTGATATTTCGGTTACTGCAGCAACTATGTCTTGTTTGTCTGAATAACCATGCTTACCAAGGGCTAGCTTAGTTATTTGAGAGTTAAAGACCCCTGTAAGCCCTTTATTTATTAGGATTTTTTCTTGCTTTGATAAAATATTTGCTAATATGTCCGAAAATTCACTTTTATCTTCTTGTTTAGCCCAGTCGTAAACAGTTGACCGAGCAATACCAAGCACTAATGCAAGCCCCGCAATACTTGGAATAACATCTTCGTGGTCTTCGTAATGCTCAAGGTAATCATTAGCGATTGCTAATACTACAGAGGTATACTTTAGAGGCCTTCCTACTGGATTTGATTCTTCCATGCCTCACCCCACCAACTTTAAATAAGGAGGGTTACTGCGTACAGCGTTTAATCTTTTTGAAATGGGGTCTGATAACCAGTATGTATTTTTTCCACTATCCCAATAAGGAACCGGCTCTGATGATTTCACCCTTAACCCGAAGAAACCAATATAATCAAGCGTCTTGCGTGTATAAGTTATATCTTTTAGTTTTATGCAGAATAATCCTAAGTTCAATCTACGGTGTTCTGTGATTTTATTAGGACTGTGCATTGTGTGTGCGTATTCAATCTTCATCTTCTTGTACTCGTTTAAGTCTTTCGACTAGCCATGCATACGCTGCATGTGGGCGTTTATTAGTCTATTCTAATATTCTTCTTTTCTTCTGCTTGTTGCTCGGAAATCTTGTTAAGTACAACTTCGTAAAACGTCCAATAGATAAGAGCTAATGGGATAGTAAAGAAGCATGCTACCAACTCAAAAAGAGACATTCCATCGAATGAGTATATTATAATCAAAAAAGCGCTTAGCCCTATTAGATTTACAATATCCTTGGTTGTTTTAGAGTTAA